GTAATCACTTTGGCCTGCTGCATTAGCAGTCAATACGGTTAGGGCTGCGGTTTGCGTTGCCGCGTTTGCAGTTTGCACAGCCAAATTAGCAATAATTACGTCTAATGCACCGGATTGTGTTGCTGCGTTTGCAGTTAATGTCACTAATGTTGCTGCCTGCGTTGCGGCGTTTGCAGTTAATGTCACTAATGCATCACTTTGGATTCCGGCATTAGATGTCAATGATGTTAACCAATCAGCTTGGTATGCCGCGTTTGCAGTTAATGTGGTAATGTCATTGAGTGCTGCATCAAGGTCGGCAGCAAGTGTAGTCAATGAAGAAGACTGTGTGGCTGCATTGGCAGTCAATACGTTTAGGGCTGCGGTTTGCGTTGCGGCATTTGCAGTTAGAATGCTTAATTCGCCTGTTTGAGTTGCAGCGTTAGCATACAAGGCAACAATGTCACCAGCCTGAGCCGCTGCGTTTGCAAGCAATCCATTTAGGTAATCGTTTTGGCTAGCTGCGTTTGCATCTAATAGATATAATAGCTGTGCTTGTGTTGCTGCGTTTGCAGTCAGAGTGCCAATTGCAGTATCATGGGTAGATAAGTGTCCAGTGATTGTGGAAACGTTTGTGTTTAAATCGCTACGCAATGATGTGATTGCACTATCTTGTACTGCGGCGTTAGATTGCAAGCCGACAATAGCAGCATCTTGGATAGCAGCGTTCGATGTTAGCCCAGCAAACCAATTGGCCTGTGTTGCGGCATTAGCAAACAACGTAGCAATGTCGCCTGTGTTGGTGTTTACGTTGGCAATAATGCCATCGATTGCAGAATTCTGGCTAACTGCATTAGCAAACAGCGTAACAATATCCGCGCCTTGTGAGCTAGTAACGCTCTGCAACGCTGCGATGTTTACGTTGGCTGCATTAATGTTTGCTCTTAGAGCATCAAGTTCGGCAGAATCAACACCAGATCCTAGTGCAGCAATAGCAGCATTGGCAGCAATAATATTGGCACGTAGCCCTGCAACGTTTGCGATCCATTGTGAATTAGTGGTGTCAATTTCGCCCTGTAATGTTACATCTGTGGCCTGCAATGCTGCAATAGCTGCCGCCTGAACTGCTGCATTAGAAGTCAATGCCGTAATGTTGCCGCTTTGGGTAGCAGCATTAGAATACAATGTGGCAATGTTTGCGTTAATGGATGCAATGTTTGCATACACTGGAGTCAAATCCACTGCTCCACTTACTGTGGCCACTGCGTTAGCCACAAATCCTTGTGTTGCCAAGAGTGTTCCGCCAGCGTTAATGCCGTCTTGTACTCGAAGGGTGTCTAAATCTGTATCAACAGTAACTTCCCCAATAGGGCCAGTGTAGGCACCCATGGTTGCTGTGTTTCCACGTTTTAATAATACTTGTCTGATAACTACGTTTGCTACTGTCATTATATTGCTCCGCCATCAATTACATACTCTTGCTCGTTTGGCAATCCTTCTGCGTTCTCATAGTATCCCGGAAGGACTTGTAGGTCCAACGGAACTCCATAATTATCATCAATATATGCCGGCTTCTCAGAGTTGTCTGATGTTTTTATTGTTCTAAATGTTAACTTGTAAAAGCGTTGCTCAAGACTGTTAACCGTCGTTGAGTCAATGGTGAATTGCCCCAACCCTTGTGCAATGTTTGCCCATGTAACTGCATAGCTCATTACAGTTACCTTGTTAGTTGGATCTTGGATATCGGCTTGCATAGCATATCCTGTAAGATTAACTTTCTTTTGATCTTGATTTTTGACAATAACTTGTATAGGATTGTCAATGCCCTGGTATACGGTTACAGATCTGCTGTACACTTTGCGATTCCTTACTGTGAATATAGAGGTGTCCAAAATTTGGACCTCTACTGCGTTGTCATATAAATATGTTTTGATAGTCTGCATTTGTGATTATCTTTAACATATTTACCAAAAACACAGTGGATCAAGCACAGCAACAATTAATCGATAAGTACCCGTTTTTAACGTTTTTATCCTACGGCGGAAACGAATACATAGGCATTGTACAAAATGTCGACGACATTATCACAACGATCTACGATTATGGTGCAATACGGACGCTAGAAGAACGCAGTGCATTCCTAGAATTAGGAGAGCAATGGTGGTGGGAAAGCAATAGACTTATCCCTATTAATGTGTTTTTGAAAACAGAATGGGCAGGATTTCGCGGCTGTTTAAAAACAATGAACAGTAAAGATGTCGAAATTAAATTTGGCCCACAAGTTAGCCTTAGGGAAATGGCTAACAAACGTAGCAAAAGACGCAGTATTACATTAGTTCGCCGCTTGGGCTAGATTCATATGCACAACTACAAGATGACTATAAGCAATCGAATGACTTTTTTTAAATGCGTATGCTCCATTGGCGTCAGGTTCCCACACTGTCTCAGATACTTCTTTCCAAGACTTCCCAATTAAGTGCCGTTTAGCAGGGCGAATAACTGCTAGAAACATTGCCATACGAGGAATGCTGTTAACAGCTTCTGGCATTTTAATTAATGTGTCGTAGTGGTTGCCAATGTGAATCAACTTAGCACAAAACTCTGGGTCATACAACGCTGCCCAGTCTGGCTCTTGTGCCATTAGTTCTTGTAAATGCTGCTCACTCTTTATCTGCGTATATAAAGAAACATTCAAGAAGTCTAGTTTAGCATATCCCCGATCTTCTGCCACTTTATGATCAATGGTTGCAACACCTGTGAAAGGATCATATGGCACCTGCGTAGGATAAACGCCAGTGTTGTGTTTGATAATCTTGCCATCACGAAGAATACCTGCACTCACGTGTGGCAGTAAGTTTAATGCGGTATCTCTGTTACCAAAGTCTATGTCGATATCACTTTTAAATTTCATACAACCTTAATCCTTTAATTATTGGCGCCCAACCACCTTAGTGCAAACAGCGTAGCGTAGCTTTCTCGGCTATCGTCAAAGTAAAACACCGATACCTTTTGATCTGGCACAAAGTGCCATTTGTAGTCAACCCCATTGATAAGCCCTTGCCCCTCGCACCATTGGCTAAGTTCCACAGAAAATGATGAGCCGGAACGCTGGTCAAACCATGGAACTTCAACTTTCTTCATAATTTTGCTTGTGCCAAGATAGATTTAACCCATTCAACGTCTTCAGGGTAATCCCTAAACTTCTTTTGCCAGTATTCGGGATTAATGTATTCCCAAATCATCGCCGTTTGGTCATCAGTGAGTTGATCAAGAAAGTCAATGCCGCTGGCACAATTGTATATAACCCAAGGACTAATCCTACCGGTAGTAATATGATGACAGATCCGATTACCATTACCGTATCGAAAGTAGTCTGCAAAGCCGTTTTTAAGTTCTGGATGATCGTCCGCATAATTCTGCATTTCCTTTAGTGCTCGCTCTAGTGCGTCTTGCACTGCTTCTTTTTGTATATATGGATTCATCCATTCAACATACAATGCGTCTTTGCACCAATAGTCTAATTTTTTATTGTTCTTTAATAGCCACTCAGTAAAGTTAGCAAAGTTAAGGCAGCGGATACTAACACAGTATCTACCAAACTTAACAAACGCTTGGTAATAAGGACTTGCTGCAAAGTCCTCATATGATTTAGTCTTAGATGACCCTTGAGTCATTTGGTAAAACAACAAATAAGCACGTAGGCCAAACTGAACTCCAGTTTCGCCTTGTTGTTGGTGCCTACGTTTTTGTTCGCAAAGGTGTGCAGTTAACGTGCTTTCTTTTGCGTAACCTTTACCACAGTACTGACACTTATAGTTCGGCTTTGATTCTTTTTTCATCCCAGCCGTGCTCTCTTGCCAACTGCTTAAGATCGTCCGTAGTGTTGAGTCTTCCGAGTAATTCAATTTCGTCTTCTTTGTAATGCGGGAATAGATTTCTTAAAAACTTTTCTGCTTTGCTATTGCTTGACTTTTTCTTTGCAGCAAGCCAATTATGGCGTTGCTTGCCCATTCCTGGACTAATCGTGGTTGCCAGAAGCCACTGTAACTTCTTGTGCTCGCTTGTGCTAATGTCAAAGAAGTTTTTGTTTAGTCGTTCGTTTGCACTCATTAGATAGTATGCTTGCAGATCAGCTGACCCATCAACTGTTGCACCCCAACGAATCATCATAAACGGACTAAGCTGTTTTGCTTCTTCTTCGGATAGCTTATCTAAGAAGTTTCGGTCCTTGGTGTCTAATGCACCCAAGACTCTTCCAATTTCAAGTTTGGTTGCCATTGTTTTCTATTAATTTGTAAAATATTATAACACGTTCTAGCTCTGCTGCCAAGCCGGGATGGCTGTTTGCCTTTCGGCGAATCTCGCCCCAGAGTTTATCTTCTTGGATTTGATCCCATTTACTGCGGGCCTTGTGCGACTGTCCAACTAATGTTCGAGTATTTGTGCCAGCTTCCCTGGCATAGGTAGTCTCGCCACCATCTGGACTTTCGTATATGTATGTTGCACCTGGTTTAAGCTGACCCATAAGTGTATCCGTATTGAGCATGTGCCCAACGCAAGAAACGCTCTAGTCCTTCTCGATCGTTGGGGTAGCTTTCTAAATAGATTCTTGCAAGTCTATTAACGGTTTCAAAAATTTGAGGTTCTGTGTAATTTCCCATATCACCAACATTTACTGTAATCTACTACTTCGCTTTGTCTACTAATGTCTTTAACAAAATACGCACACAGCGGGGCGTCTGTTCCCGACTCTAGTGGTACTGCTAGCATCTGCCCGGGTTTTAGCTTTGGAAAGTACCATTTGACATCTTGATATATGTCCACGATTTCAACCGGCTTAAACTCGGGTTTAAAGCTGCTCAATGGATTGAAACAGTACACACTAAAGCCCCTATCATTGATACTAGTTAACGGAACCACTTCAAGATCGCCTAGATCAGGTTCTCCGATTAATAACTGCCAGTCAACTGGCATTTTAATAACGTTGGTACCAATGCGTAATACTAATGCAGGTGCGTTAAATGATTCTAAAAAGATTAACGGAATATAAAAGTAATCTGGATTTTTTGGATCACTGTTATCTAATACAGCAAAGCGTAAATCCTCAACTTCGTCGGGGATTTCATTTAGCTCGTAGGCTGTGTTGTCTAGTGTTAATATTCTCATTGTGGTTAATTAATCCAATCTATTTTTTCTACCGTAAAAGGGTAGTTTGCTTCTTTGTAGAAGACTTTACGTTTAGTGAGGTGTCGCTTGGCAAATTTGCATGTTGAAGTAACGTCCCATATTTCGACGTGATCCTTGTCTTCTGCTTTTCTAATTCCGCGGCCAATACTCTGAATAACTCGAGTAAAGCTCTTGCCAGACTCAACCATAACAAGGTTAAAAATCCTAGGAATGTTAATGCCAACTGCGGCAACGCCGTAAGTTGCCACAATGATTTTGTCATCACTATTTGCAACTTCGTCGTACTCACTTTTTCTATCTTTAGCTTTAGTTGCACCAGACACAAACACTGCTTTGTCTCCAAGAAATTCCACTAGCATTTTGCCAGTTTCAATTCGGTCAACGAGAACAAGAGTGTTTCCGGTGCCATTAACTTTAGTAACTAATTTACTTATGTATTCAATACGCGACTCTGTAGTAGTTAAGTACTTCAACTCACTCTGGTAGTCTTTATACTCTACGTGGTCGATTAATTGCACAATGTTAACGTGGCACTGTGCAAGGTGTCCGGCATCTTGCAGCTCGCTTGCTGCTAGTTTACCAACAACTGGACCAAGACTACAGAAGATGCTAATCTGTGCAAACTCCTCTTTAGGCACTGTGCCAGTTAGCCCCCAACGCAAAGGAATCTTAGCAAATACACTAGTAAGCAAGGTCTTCAAAGCATCTGCTTTAGCCATGTGTACTTCATCGACCATTACTAGTGCAACATCTTCAATGAACTCTTGAATTGTGCATTCAGCTTCACCGGCTTGTGTTAGCTTGAGCAAGTTGTTTAGACTTTGCCAAGTGCAGATGGTGTGTGTTCTACCAAACTCTTTTCTATCACCAAAATACACGCCAACATCCAGCCCCAAGTTAATGTAGTCTGCTTCTGTTTGCGTTACTAGACTTTTGTTTGGAACAATAACAATACTGCGTCCATACTTTTCTGCCATTAGACTCAATGCCGCAGTCATAATGGTCTTGCCTGCGCCAGTGGCAATCTCTTGAATGCTTTGTGGATTCTGCAAGAAGTTGTTGATAATCTCAACTTGGTAGTCACGGAACATAACAGGTTGCCCTGCCATTGGATGCCCATCTGGCCACAAGTGTGCAGCAAAAGTATCTTCTCGGAAAGTATCAAATTCTATCTTGGTGCTGTAATCACGGAGGTCTTCGATTTCAATATCGTATCCTTCAGCATCAAGCATGGGAATAACGTCTGGTAATAAATTAATATATGTGCTGCCACCTAATTGGAAGAAGGCTTGTTTTCCATCCCATCTTCCTAAACGCACTGCCGGTAAGTATCGTGCGCCCGGTATTTCAAACTTGAATCTATCTACTAATTTTTTACGAGTTCCTAGTTCTAGGCCCTCTACTTTAACGTTTACTTCATCTCTAATAATTAATTTAGCCTGCAAGCTTCACTACCTTCCTGGTTTTATTGCCCGTACCACCGGTTGCGTTATATACATCGGCAGAAACGTATACGATTTTTTCTGCACGTTGCACCATAATTTGTTTATCACCACCAAAGATCATTCCTGCACTAGAAATTAACATAGGAATGCGATCCAAATTACGTACTGGCTTGTGAGTGTGTATAAATTTCACACCTTCAGCTGGCACGTATTTTTTATTATTACCAACAACTTCAATTTCATCTGGGGTATAAAGGTCCCACAGTTGTTTTAAAAGTTTGTCGCTTAAATCAGGCTCATAAACTACAACAGGTAGTCGGTTTGTATTTACTGCATATTCTAGCACACTCGCCAGGTCATCTTCTACCGTTTCGGTAGTCGGGCTTACTCGTACTTCTCGATTGCTGGCCAGAGTTAGAGCACGAGTACCCCATTGTTGCACTGTTACATCCTTGAGGGCATCTTCGATAGTAAAGCCCAAAACGCTGCTGGAATCAATGAGTTGCAACAGGTTATCGTGCCCGAACCCGCCAAGATGCTCGTTGATATAGTCACGCATGCTGTTAGGACAGTTCGTGATTTCAAGTTGGTCGGCACCGTAGCACAATTCAATCTTGTATGGCACAGCTTCTGTAGCCAGGATTAAATTGTTGAGTGCCTCAACTTCTTCCGAAATCTCAAAATTGTTGGTCTTTGCCCAAGTATGCAACCAGTTGAGATTGAACTCAGTTAGACCAACTTCCCAAAGTTTAGCATCACGGTTAAACACGCACTCGCCTTGGCTAGCAGATTTGAAGCTGCGTAGGTCTTCAATTAGCTTGGTGCTAAAAGGAAACTTGAGATGGATTTTTCCGTTGTTGACTGCCAGACTATGTGTGTAGTCCATTTTACGAAGCGGAAGTCTCCACACTGGATTTTCCACAGGAGCCACATCAATGCCCTTGGCTGCAAATTGTCTTTGGTACTTAAGCAGAATCTTGCACAGTAGTGTGCCTTGCTTTTCAGTTAAAGGTTTTTGTTGACCAGTGCTTTCGCTCATACTTGTTAGCACATCAACATCATAACGTGCCAAACTGATAATTGGGCTGAACCCAAAGAACCATGTATTGATCATTTTGCCAGTAGCAGGGTCACGCATGCCCGCTAGGACTTCTAAATAGTCTTCAACTGTATCATAGGTTTTCATGCTAGCATTTTAGCATCTATGTGTAATTTTTGCGATAAGTTTCTATCCAATACTTAACCAAATCCTCTTGCACTTCTGAGCTGGTATGGTACACGTTGTATATGGTTGGATCAATATTGCCAAGCCACATGTTGCCACCATCGGGTACTTCGTTTTTGTAAATGCTCCAATCAAACATACACATGTCGCCGCGGGTCCAAATGTAAGGTATGCCCGACTGCTCTAAGGCATAGAAGGCACTAGTGCAAGTAAAGTAGTCTTGATGGTACTTGAGGTCTTCGTTGTACAGCTCAACAAACCAATTCTTAAGAGCAGCTCTAGCAGAGGGTGTAAGCATTTCGTTTTCTGGAAAACAAGTACCTTCTATAAAATTACCTATGCCATCGCTAACAATAGACTCCCGTGTGGTATCTATTTCTGCGTCTACAACGCTTTTATAGCCTGTATAACGCAGATTATGTGCAAGGTTGGAGCTCATATACTGGCCTGGCTCGTTAAACGCTGCTAGCGGCAAGTCAATACGTGCTGCACTTGCAAATTCAAATGTAATTAAATCTGGTTTGAGCTTGATTGCTGTTTCAATTTGTAACCTTACAGCAAAGTTACTACTTCCGGGCTTGGCGATGTTAGTGAGTCTAGCACCAAGGGCCTGTGCAAGAAGTTCAGTGTAGTGTGTCCCGGGCAGCTTTGGTTCAAGGCTTGAAAAACTCGATCCGCATGATATGATGTGCATACGATATTTAATGCAAAGAAAAAACCCCTGATATTTCTACCAGGGGCGAAAGGTTACAGCCAAAAGGAGCTAGAAATCACCAGCTGTAACAAATTTATTCTTCGTGAGATGGAGGTAAGCCGTTGCTACGAATATCGCGGACTTTTTCTACATCTTGCATTTGCCTACGTTCTTGCACTGTGTAACTGCCATCTTCACCTTTGCGAAGGTGTCGTGGATTGCCACATAGTCCACACTTAGGGTTACCACAATCCATTGCATGGCGTTTGGCTAAACGATGTGGTTGACGATCAAGTTTTGTGTTGTAGCTGCTTGAAGACTTTGCAATCTTCATCTGACGTGCAATATGCACATCTGTTTTGTGACGGCGTTGACTGTTTAGAAATTTTGCGGTTTCGTTGCTCATACAGATATTTACTTCTTAGGTTGCTTCTTCTTTTTCTTTTCTTTTATGTGTTGGCAATAAAAGTCATCACATTCTTCTGCTGGATCTGCATCACGCTTATGCAGCGTACAGTATCCGTCGCCTGTGTATCTACCTTGTGCGTCTCCATTAAATTCAAAGAACTTACAGAAGTCGCAACAGGTGGCTCGTGGATCGCAAGTAGGACAGAGTTTCATTTCCAAAAAGGGCTTGAGTGTAGGCCCACCCATCGACCAAATGGCGCAACCAGCAGTGGCAGTGCTATTAGGAAAATAAATCCCATTGTCACATACTCCATGCTAAACCATTTAAAGTAAAGATTTGCAAACCCAACCACTAGGTCCAACGTCATGCACGAGAGCATGTACAGTTCAGATTTGCGAAACATTACTTAATACCCAATGCTGCACGTTCAGTTGGTGTTAACTTTTCAAGAGCTCGTTCTTTTGTTTCTGCTGCGGCTTTCTCAGCTTGCAGCTTATCAAGCTCTTGTGTGATTACTGTGCTGCTACGAAACACAGTGGTCTTACCTGACTGCTCGTTGTAGTTGCGAGTAGCTGTAGTAGTATTGCCACACTTGGCAATATAGAAGCTGCGAATTTGGTAACCACGATCCACGTACTTGACTTCACAGCCTTCGTACACACCAACAAAGTTAACGGCAGGAGCAGACAACAATGCTTTTGCTTCCTCGTCTGTTCGCTGACCGCAGCCCGTAAGCAATGAAGAAGCTGCAACTAGTGCAGCACAAATTAACAAACCGTGTGTATTAAGTGTTTTCATGTGTTTATTATAGCAGAAAGACAGGGCTATTTCTAGCCCCGTTTAGTTTATTTGCCCAAGTTAAGCATCATGTCCTTGCCACCGTTTACCACAGTGTCGGGCATTTTGCCATTCCACTTTTCGATCCATTGCAAC